ACTCGCTGACCCTCCGCCTGACTCTGGGCCATTTTGACATTCATTCTCAATAGTAAAATCGGGAGGTTTCGATGGCTGGCCGTGGGTTTGCGCCGAAGCCTGCTGATCGTCGGGTTGGGCATTCTAAGGACCCGCATGGGTTGCGGGTGATTACTGCTGAGCCTGTTGCGCAGCCGGTGTTGCCGACGTTTGAGGTTGAGAACGATGGTGTGTTGACGGAGTTTGTGTGGCCGGCTCGTACTGTTGAGTGGTGGCGGATGTGGGCTGATTCGCCGTTATCGACTGAGTTCACGTCGACTGATTGGTCGGAGTTGTTGGATACGGCTTTGTTGCATGCCCGGTTTTGGTCGGGGTCGATGAGCCTTGCGTCGGAGTTGCGGTTGCGGGTGGCGAAGTTTGGGGCTACTCCGGAGGACCGGGCTCGGTTGCGGATTACGTTTGCTCAGGCGGATGAGGTTGAGGACCGGACGGCTAAGCGGGTTTCGTCTAGGGACCGCCGTGGGCCGTTGAAGGCCGCTGGCGAGTAGTCATGCCGTGGTGCCCTTCGGTGCCGGGTGAGGTTCCGACGCTGGGTTGGTACGTCATTGATTGGATGACGGAGTTCTTGGCGGCACCTGCTCGGGCTGAGTATGAACCGTTTGTGCCGTACAAGGAGCAGGAGGATTTCCTGCTGCGGTGGTATGAGATTGATCCACGGACTGGGCGGTTCAAGTACAACCGTGGGTTGTTGGGTAGGTCGCGTGGTTGGGGTAAGTCTCCTGTTCTTGCGGGGATAGCCGCTGCGGAGGCGTTGGCGGATGTGTTGCCGGATGGTTGGGATGCTGACGGGCAGCCTGTTGGGCGTCCGTGGTCAACGATCCGGACCCCGTTGGTGCATGTGGCTGCGGTGTCGTTGGAGCAGACGAAGAACACGTGGCAGCCGTTGTTGGAGATGATCCGCGACGGGCCGGTGATGGACGCGTATCCGGGGTTGGACCCGTTGGATACGTTCATTGTGTTGCCGAAGGGGAAGATTGAGCAGGTCACGTCATCGTCTAAGACGGTGAAGGGTGCGCCGACGATCTTTTCGACGTTGGATCAGACGGAGGAGTGGGTTCCGTCTGTTGGTGGGCCGAAGTTGGCGCAGACTTTGCGTACGAACACTGCTAAGAACGGTGGCCGGACGTTGGAGTCGCCTAATGCGTTCATTCCGGGGCAGGGCAGTGTGGCTGAGGATTCCGCGGCTTATGCGGCTGCGATCATTGAGGGCCGGTCGCGGGCTGAGGGTTTGTTGTATGACCATCGTGAGTGGCCGGCCAATACGGACATGTCGGATCGTGAATCTCTGACTGTCGGGTTGCGGGTTGCTTATGGTGATTCGTCGGCCCACCCGGATGGTTGCGTGATTCACGATCCGCCGTGCCCTCCTGGGCATGTTGAGTTGGAACCTTTGATTGAGACGATTTGGGATCCGGCTTCGGATGTGCAGCAGTGCCGTTCGGATTTCGGGAATCAGATCACGCACGCGTCGGATGCGTGGGTGTCGTCGCCTGAGTGGGCGGATCGGATGGTTCTCAGTAAGCGGGTCGACCCTCGGGATACCGTCGTGGTTGGGTTTGATGGTTCCCGTGGTCGGGTTAAGGGTAAGGCTGATGCGACGGCGTTGATTGGGTGCCGGGTCAGTGATGGGCACCTGTTTGAGATCCGGGTTTGGGAGCAGCCAACTGGGCCGCTCCCGTTGGACGTGGAAGGTAAGCCGATCCCGTGGGAACCGAAGGTTATTGAGGTTGATGCTGAGGTTCGGCGGGCGTTCGATACGTGGAATGTGGTTGGGTTCTACGCTGACCCGTCTGGTTGGAATACGAGTATCGCGGCATGGGAAGCGGCTTACGGCAGTCGGTTGAAGTTGAAGGCTAGTCGTGAGGCACCGATGTCGGCTTGGCCGCGGGGTAAGGACTCCCGTGTTCAGGAGTATGTGGTTCGGTTCCATAACGCTGTGGTGGGTGATGAGTTAACCCATGATGGTTCGTCGGCGTTGACGCGGCATGTGTTGAACGCGCGTCGCAGGGAAACCCGGACCGGTTACCTCTTGTATAAGGCGTACCCGGATTCGCCGGACAAGATCGATGCGGCGTATGCGGCGGTGATGGCTTGGAAAGCTCGTCTGGACGCTGTGTCTCAGGGTATTAAGGAACGCACGGGCTCTGGCCGGCGTGTCATCGTGATGAACTAGGAGAGGGTTGGTGGTCACAGGCAATGGCGACCACCAACGGGGTTCCGGAATCCATCACCGCCATCCCGATGATTCCTGGTTTGACTGTTGACGAGCAGGCCACGATGGGGTACCTGGCGAATCAGTTGATGTTCAAGGCTGGTCGGAATGAGTTGCGGGCGTCGTATTACGATGGGCGTAACGCGGTCCGGGATTTGGGGATCAGTACGCCACCGAATTTCCGGCGGATCGCGACGGTGTTGGGGTGGTCCGCGAAGGCTGTGGATATCCTGAACCGTCGTTGCAAACTGGAGGGTTTCGACGTTCCTGGTTTGAATGCGGCTGATTTCGGGTGGGATGAGTTGTGGCACGCGAACCGGTTGGCCGCTGAGGCTCCGCAGGCGGGGGTGTCGTCGTTGATTCATGCGACGGCGTTTCTGGTGACAACGCTGGGGGATACCCAGTCGGGTGAACCGCCGGTGTTGATCACGGCGCGGGATGCGTTGTCGGGTACTGGTGATTGGGATCCGCGGCGGCGTGCGTTGCGGTCGTTTTTGTCGATTTTTGAGCGGGACGACCGTGGTGTGCCGATTGATTTGGCGTTGTATGTCGACGGGTTGACGGTCACGGCGCGGAAGGATCAGGGTCGGTGGACTGTTGACCGGCGGTCACATAAGTTTGGGTTGCCGGTTGAACCGTTGGTGTATCAGCCGCGGTTGGCTCGCCCGTTCGGTTCGTCGCGGATTTCGCGGGCTGTGATGTCGTTGCATGATCAGGCGTTGCGGACTGTGATCCGCTCGGAGGTCACCGCCGAGATTTACAGTGCGCCCCAGAGGGTGTTGTTGGGGGCGGATGAGTCGGCTTTCAAGAACGCTGATGGCACGTTTAAGTCAACGTGGCAGGCTGTTCTTGGGCGTGTGTGGGCGATCCCCGATGATGATGAGGCTGCGAATCCGCGGGCTGAGATTAAGGAGTTCACGGGGGCCTCGCAGCAACCGCATGTTGATCAGTTGCGGGCGTGGGCGCAGTTGTTCGCCGGTGAGACTTCGATCCCTTTGGCGTCGTTGGGGATTTCGGGTGATGCTAATCCGACTTCCGCTGATGCGTATGAGTCTGGTCGTGATGACCTTTTGTCGGAGGCTGAGGGGACGACGGATGGTTGGTCCCCGGCGTGGGAGCGGACGTTTCAGCGTGGTTTGCAGATGTTGAATAACTGGTCGGATGATGGTGTTCCGAAGGAGATTCAGCGTTCCCATGCGCGGTGGCGTGATGTGCGGACCCCCACCCGTGCGGCTGCTGCTGATGCTGCGGCTAAGACGATCGCGGCTTTCCCGTGGTTGGCTGAAACTGAGTTGGGGTTGGAGTTGTACGGGTTTGATCAGTCGTTCATTGATCGGGCGATGGTTGAGAAGCGGCGGGTGGGTGCGTCGGCTGCGTTGCGGCGGGTAGCTGCTGCTGCGCAAGCCAATCAGGTACCTGCTGCTGCTCCTGTGACCGATGTGGCGGCAGCTGATGCCACCCCTGCTGGTTGATGAGCACCGCCGGGACCTCGCGTTCCTGGTGGACGCAGCGCAGACAGATCTGATGGCAATGTGGGCGGGGTTCACGGACCCTGAGTCAACCGTTGTTGGGTTGATCGACGGGCTGCCTGATCTGGTCAATGAGTACGGTTCCGCAGCTTCAGCCCTTGGTGCCGACTGGTATGAGGAGCTTCGCGACACCGCTAAGGTTGCGGGTCGGTTCGCGGCTATCGTGGCGAACCTTCCCGACCTGGGTCGGACGGATGCGTTGGCCCGGTGGGCTGTTCAGTCGTTGTTCCACACTGACACCCCGAATGTGGCTGCGGCGCAGGAGAAGGTGTCTGGTGGGTTGCAGCGGATCATCGCGAACGCTGACCGGGAGACGGTGATGGGGTCCGCGGTTGCGGACCCGAAAGCCCACGGGTGGCGTCGATCCACCCAGTCCGGGGCGTGTGCGTTTTGTCGGATGGTCGCTGGCCGCGGAATCATTTTTACCCATTCCGCTGGGACGTTCGCCTGCCATGACCACTGCGGTTGCGTCGCCACCCCCGTTTGGGGTGGCGATGGGCAACAGGTGGATGACTACGTCCCGACGACGAAGAACATCACAGATGCGGACCGGGCGAGGGTCCGTGCGTACCTGGCAGCTAACCCCACCGCCTGAATAGGTTTCCCCGTCATCTGGCGGGATTACGCCCACGCGCAGCGGATCTGAATGCGCGGTTGATGGAGGAACAGTGAGCGACACCGAAGGCACCCCCGAAAGCAACTCGGGCACGAACGAGGACGGAAACAACAGCGGCACCACGTCCACCGCTGGTAGCGAAGGGTTCAAGCCACCTGCAACGCAGGAGGAACTGAATCGCATCATCGCGGACCGTGTGAAGCGCACCGAAGCGAAGTACGCCGGGTTCAGTGATCTGAAAAAGAAAGCCGAACAGTTCGACGCGATGACCGACGCGCAGAAAACCGAGTTGCAACGAGCGCAGGACAGGGCCGAAGCCGCTGAGAAGCGGGCGCAAGCCCTTGAATCGGCGCAACAGATCGCTGACTGGAAATCCAAAATCGCGAAGGACGCGGGCATCCCCGCCAGTGCCCTACGCGGAACCACCGAAGAAGAATTGCAGGCCCATGCGGCGGAACTGAAAGCGTTACTGCCCGACCCGACCGCACGTCACGGGGCGTACGTCGCCGGTGAGGGTCGGACCACGAAAGCCGCGCAAAGCCCTGCCGAGTTGTTCGGCGAAATCCTGACAAAAGCCCGCGGGCAAGCCCGCTAACCAAAGGAAGCCCTCATGGCTATCAATGCGAACGCGCTGGCGAACACCAGCACGGTCCTACTCCCCCCGACCATCACTGGTCCCATTTTCGCTAAGGCGGTGGAACAGTCCGCTGTGATGTCCCTGGCGCGTCGGGTTCCGCTGTCCGTCAGCGCGAACACCGCGATCCCTGTCCCGATGGACATTCCTGTCGCGGACTGGGTCGGAGAGGGCGGCGTGAAACCCGCCGCGCAGGCTGGTGTCGGTGTCAAGCTGATGTCCGGGAAGAAGGTCGCGCTGCTCGTGCCCGTGTCCGATGAGGTTGTGATGACCAACCCCGGCGGCCTGTACGAGCAGTTGCAGCAGGACCTTCCGACCGCGCTCAGTCGCGCATTCGATTATGCGGCGATCACCGGGAAGTCCCTCCGGACCGGTGCTGCCGGCCCGTTCGGTGACTACATCGCACTGTCCCCGAACACTGTCGCCCTGGGCACCACGGCGCAGGCGTCCGGCGGGATCTACGCGGACCTCGTGACCGGCGTCGGGAAGATCGTGGACGCCAACTACGACATGACCGGTTGGGCGGCTGACCCGCGGCTCCAGGTCGATGCGATGCTCGCGACGGACACCACCGGTCGGCCGCTGCTGTCCAACGACCACTCGACCAGCACCAATGATGAGCTCGGGAACCTCACCCGGGATCTTCTCGGTTGGCCGGCGATCTTCAACAAGGGTGTCGGTGGCCGGTACTGGCGTGCGGGTGACGCGCTCCAGACGATCACTATCACCGGTACCCCGACTGGCGGCACGTTCATCATCGCCGCGGGCGGCAATACCTACACCGCTGCGTTCAACGCGGCTGCGTCCACGTTGCAGACGAACATCCAGGCGTGGGGTGGTGTGTTCTCCACCGTCACCGTGTCCGGTTCCGCTGGTGGCCCGTACACCGTGACGTTCCCCGCGATCACGTCGAACGTTGCCCCTGCGTCTGCACCGTTCACCGCGAACGGTTCCGGCCTGACCGGTGGCACCAACCCCAAGGCCACCGTCGTGGCATCCGGTCAGGGTGGTGTTGATTCCACCATCCGCGCGGTTGCGGGTGACTGGTCGCAGGCAGCGTACGGGGTCGGTATGGACATCACGTTCAAGGTGTCCACCGAAGCGAACTACTTCGACGGCACGTCCTGGCATTCAGCTTTCCAGGAGAACCTGACACTGCTGCTGGTCGAGGCGTATTACGGATTCGTCGTCGGCAATCCGAACGCCTTCACGGTGTTCACGAAGGGGACCGCGACGTTCTAGTTTCGCCCCGTTTGGTTTGGGTCCCATTCCATTTCGACGTGAAGGGGGTGCCAGGTGGAACCGTTCGCTGACATCAGTGATGTTGAGGCCATCTGGCGGCCCTTGTCGGATGATGAGATTCAGTTGGCGTCGTCGTGGATCAACGAGGCGTCGCAGCAGTTGCGGGATGAGGTACCTGATGTTGATGGGTTGGACGTTGACGAGCGGATCATGGCTGGTTCGTTGAGTGCTGCGACTGTGCGGTCCGTTGTTGCCAGGATGGTTCGCCGGGTTTTGATGAACCCGGAGGGTGCGCGGCAGCGGTCGCAGTCGGTTGATGATTATGCGGAGTCGGTGACTGTTGATTCGACGTTGTCGTCGGGGGAGATGTTCATTACCCCGCGCGAGTTGAAACGGTTGACGGGGTTGCGTGGTCGTCGGGCGTTTGAGGTTTTGACTCGGCCTGATCCGCCGCAGTTGGTTGTTGGTTTTCAGTATGGGCAGTGGCCGTGGGATGTGATGCCGTGATATCGGATGCGGGGTTGCTTGGTCGGGCGGCTGATTTAGCTGAGGCCCGTATGCGTGACACGTGTTCGGTTACGTTGCCGGCGTCCGGTCCTGGAACTGTTGATCCGGGGACGGGTTTGGAGTCGGACTTGCCGGGGTCGTTGGTGTATTCGGGTAAGTGTCGGTTGCGGATGGCGGGGAAGGTTGCCACGTCGGGGACGAGTTCGACTCCGGTTGCTGGTGACATGGTTGTGACTTCTACGCCGATGCTGCATGTGCCTGTGTCGGCCCCGCGGTTGCCGGTGGGTGCGATCGTGAAGATGACGGGTGTCCCAGCGGATGACCCCGCTGGGCATCTCCGTCTCGGGTTGCGGCTCAGGGTGACTGGTCTTGTGTTGGGGACTGATATGACGGCGCAACGGGTGACGGTTGAGGCGGTGACCGGTTGATGGCTGGGTTCAACATTGATGCCCGCGAGTTGGATGCGTTGGTTGCTGAGATGCTGGCGAACCGTTCGGCTGTGTTGTTCAAGGTGCGTGCTGC